AGCCAATTTTTTACGTTTGTAGATAATAGAAAACTTTACAAACCCGAAGAACTATTTTTAATATTTGAAAGCGAAGAAGCAGACGTTTGTTTTATTGACCCATTTACGGGTTTGGATAGGAAAATGACTTACGAAGGCAACTACGAATTTTTAAACGGTGCAAGACAATTTTGTAACAACACTAAAAAAACGTTGTATGTTTCAAGCCATCCAACAAGTGAAAGTGGTCGTGCTGGAAATGTATATCCCGAAAACCACGAATGGAAAGGTCACTTAAAAGCACCAATGAAAGCACATATTGAAGGTGGTAAAAGCTTTTTAAATAGATGTGACGATTTATTTATAGTACACCGTTTGGTAGCACATCAAACAATGAAATACGAAACGATGGTAAGCATTGAAAAGATAAAAGACAAAGAAACTGGTGGGCAACTAACCGACTTAAATATGCCTTTATTATTTAATTTTAACAATGGTTTAGGATTTACAACACAAGGTGTAGATAACTTAAAAGATTATAGATTTAAAACAACCCAAACACGAATATAATGATAGAAGTAATACAAGCTAAAGTAGGATTAAACAAAGTAACTTTAAGAGCAAGGTTAACCCTTGAAGAATTAGAAGCTAAAACCCCACACAAAAAAGAACTAATAAGAAACCAAAAAGATAGTTTACAAGAACTTGAATATGCTAACACAATTTTGCATAGGTTAGACTTAAAAGTAATGTCTTTGTCAAGTGATTTACATAGCAAAAACACTTTGCTTTTAAAGTTGCAATATGAATTAAATGAACTTAAAAAAATTAATAAAAATTTATTGAACAATGCCACGTTGTAAACATTGCAAAGAAAAGTTTGAAGCAATACACTTTAACCAAAAGTATTGTACAAAAAAAGAATGTATGGATGTATGGATTAAGAAAGCCAAACAAGTACAATGGAAAGCAAAAAAAAGACGAATGAAAGAAGAACTACGAACCACAAGCGACTATGTAAAAGAAGCACAAAAGTGGGTAAACAAATTTGTAAGGCTACGTGATAAAGACAAAGGTTGTATAAGTTGCGATGCTCCTTTAACTGGTAAGTTTGACGCTGGTCACTTCTTTAGTGCTGGTGGTCACGGTTCAGTTCGTTTTGATGTAAGAAACATTCACGCACAATGCGTTTATTGTAACCAATGGGAACACGGAAATTTGTACAAGTACCACATAAGGTTAATAACAAAAATTGGTTTAAAGGAATTTGAAGATTTAGAAAGGCAAAGCAAGAAAATGAAGAAGTGGGAAAAAGACGAACTAAAAGATATTATAAAACTTTATAAACAAAAATGTAAAGAAATAGAACATTATTAATATTTTTTATTAACTTTAACTATTAATTTAAAAACACAAGTAAATATGAGTACATCAAGTAAACGTGCATTAGAATATGCACAAGAAGAAGAAACCATCTTAAAAAAAGGTTTACCAAAAGAAAACATCTACAAAAGCTTGGCAGCGTTCCAGCAAGAATGTAAAGTAATTCACAAAGGTACAAAAGGCTACGGCTATTCTTATGCCGACTTACCAACAATTTTTAGTGTAATAAACCCACTATTGAAAAAACACAATTTAGGTTTTACACAATTATTAGATGGTACTGAACTACGCACTATTTTGTTTCATACAAAAAGTGGTGACACTATCGAAAGTTGTGCAGCTATTCCACAAAACGTTCAATTAAAAGGTATGAATGCTTTTCAAGTTTATGGTTCAGCAATAACATATTTTAGACGTTACGCACTTTCTTCGTTGTTGGGTATTATAACCGACAAAGACACGGATGCAAGTGGTGAACAAGTTAATTTAAAAAAACACAAACCAAATATTAAATTTAAAAAAGGTTCTTTAACTGACTTGCAATTTGCAAGGGCAATAGAAACTATAAAAGAAGGTAAATATTCAAAAGAACAATTGCTAAAGACATTTGAATTAAGTAGTAAACAATCTAAAGCTTTAGAATTATGTTAGTAAGATGTTCATCACTTGGAAAAATAATGACTAACGCACGTTCTAAAAAAGAAGTGTTAAGTCAAACGGCAAAAAGCTACGTAAAGCAAACACTACTTGAAGACGAATTTGGAATAAAAAACGAATTTTGGTCAAGGTACACCGACAAGGGCAACGAAGTAGAACAACATAGTATAGACTTATGCAACGACGTTTTAGACTTTGGTTTTATGTATAAAAACGAAGAAAGGTTTACAAACAAATATATTACTGGTGAACCCGATATAATAACCGACGTTGTAGTAGATATTAAATCAAGTTGGGATGCTTCAACGTTTCCGATGTTTGAAGATAAACTACCAAACAAAGATTACTTCTACCAAGTGCAAGGTTATATGTGGCTTACTGGAAAACGTAAAGCTTACATTGCTTATTGCCTTGTTGACACACCACAACAAATAGTAGAAGACGAAATAAGGCGAGAACATTGGAAGCAACAAAAGATAGACGAATGTTTAGAAGTTCGTGACTATGTGCAAAGCAAACACCAATTTAGTCACATACCTAAAGACAACCGTGTAAAGTTGTTTCGTGTAGACTATGACAAGGAAGTTATCCAAGCTATAAAAACACGAATAGAAGCTTGTCGTGAATACTACGAAGAACTAAAAGAAAAGCTAACTATAAACGTTGAACAATGAATGAACTTATAGAAATACCAATAAAATTAAATAAGAATGGTTATTTTGAAATTTGGACATTGGAATCCGTTGATTATTTTCAAAAAGTAGAAATAAAAAAAAGTTATATTAATTGTATGCCTTTATATAAATGGAAATATGCTCACGAATATTTACTAAAAAATAACAAAGTAGACTTACACTTTCCTTGTTTTTTGAGAGAAATTGAACATTTTTGGACTGGTGTTGATGATTTAATTAAATTAGATTTTTTAAAAGATTATGAACAAAAAAAACTAATAACTTTATTTAAAAGAAAAATAAATGCAGAAGTAAAAATGTCAAAAAAAAATGGTTGGAATTCTATATGGATGGGATTTAAGCACGAAAGTTTTTTAAAAACAGTTAACGAAATAAACGAAGAAAAAAAACCTAAAATAAAAAATTTAAAAACTAAAGTTTATTTAATGTTTGACAGTAATACTGGTTATTACAAAATTGGTCGTTCAGTAAAACCAAGAATAAGAGAAAAAACATTACAATCACAAAAACCAACAATAGATTTATTGTTTACTTGGCAAGGGTATAATAAAGACGAAACTAATTTACACAAAATGTTTTCAGAAAAGCGTGTTCGTGGTGAATGGTTTAATTTAAACAATAAAGATATAGATACAATTAAAAATTATTTTGAAGGAACAAGTTTAAACGTAGAAAGTTGAAAAGTGAAGAACGCAAAATATTAGAAGAATTAAACCAGCAAGGATTTAATTTGAAAGAAGAAGAAAACACTTATAGTAGATTTGATGCTTTTAATGACAATTACATAGTTGAAATAAAAAACCGTTCTGAAGTTTATAGTGATACCTTTATAGAATTTGATAAGTATTCTTACAATTTAACATATAGCAAATTAAACGATAAAGTTTTTTTATATGTTGTTAAAATGAATAATAAGACTTATATTTTTAATGTATCGGATTTAGACGAACAAGGGTACAACTTTAAATGGGAATGGCGAACTTTACCAAAACAAACGGAATTTAAAAACAAGCAAAACACGAATAAGTATATAGGTTATATAAATTTAAATAAAACAATAAATATGGAACAAAAAGAAAATAGTGGAGCAATCTTTAAAAACAATTACAAGAAAGCAGAAACACATCCAGATTACAAAGGCAAAATGAATGTAGATGGAAAAGAAAAAGAAGTAGCGTTATGGGTACGTGAAACAAAGAACGGTGAAAAGTTTTTTAGTATGGCAATAAGTGAACCATACAAACCACAACCAGTAGCAGAAAAGGCACAAAAAATAGCCAACAGCGTAAAAAAGAACATAGAAGAAGACATCAATAAAGCAGAAAATTTTAATGATGCTTTTTCTAAAACCGAAGTAGACGATGACTTACCTTTCTAATAGTTTCTTGTGTCTATTAAAAGGAAAACGGCAGCGCATTAATTTGTGCTGCTTTTTTTTTAACTTTGGATAAATGGATTGGTTAAAGCAAATAACAAAAAACCACAAAGAACACGTAGCTATTGCTAAAAAACTTGGTGCTGGTTCATTTGCTGAAGACATAGTTCAAGAAATGTATTTACGACTTATAAACCACGCTAACTTGCAAAAGCTTTTAAAAGACGGAATAGTAAACAAAATATATATTTACTGGGCAATAAGAAACACTTACTTACTACACAAAGAAAAACACAAGATAAACACGGAAGACTTAAATTTAGTATATAAAGACGAAATGGAAAAAGAAATAGCTTACGGCAAAATATACCAAAAGATACAAGACGAAATAGAAACTTGGCATTGGTACGATAAAATGCTATTTGAAGTTTATACATCAAGTGGTAAAAGCATACGTCAACTATCTAAAGAAAGCAAGATAAGTGTTAAAAGTATTTGGCAAACATTAAAGAATTGTAAAACACGAATTAAAGAAGCAGTAGGTGAAGATTACGAAGACTTTAGAAACACGGACTATGAACGTATTAAAATAGAAAAATGAAAACATACTACTTTTATATGAAGAACGATACTAACCAAGAAGCAATAAGTTTAATAAAAGCTAAAAGCCGTGAAGAAGCAATTAAAACATTTTGTTTCCAAAAGCAATTAGACGAAGAAGACTTTTTAGAACTATTTGAAGTTGAATTAAATTAGTATGAAAATAACTAACGAAGATAATATGGAATTAATGTCAAGGTATGAGGATAATTACTTTGACTTGGCAATAGTCGACCCACCTTATGGTATTGGTTTAGATGGTGGTCAAATAGGATATTCAAAGCACAAGAAAAAAGATTGGGATAGTTGTTCTCCGCCAAAAGAATACTTTGATGAGTTATTTAGGGTAAGCAAAAATCAAATTATATGGGGTTTTAATCATTTTTTAGATAAACTAATTAGTACAAAAGCGATTATATTTTGGAATAAGCATCAAAACGGACATTTTGCAGAAGGTGAGTTAGCTTGGTGTAGTATTGGAACTGTTAAGTATTATGATAGAGCCTACCAAAAAGACATAGGTAATAAAATACACCCAACACAAAAACCAATTCAACTATATGAATGGCTTTTAATGAACTATGCAAAAAAAGGAGATAAGATACTTGACACGCATTTAGGAAGTGGAAGTATAGCAATAGCTTGTCACAATTTAGGTTATGACTTAACTGCTTGTGAGTTAGACAAAGAGTATTACGATGCAGCAATTAAAAGATTAGAAAACCATACTGCACAATTAAGAATATGTTAAAAACACGAATCAAACTATGGAATCAATAAAACACCTATTAGGACTATGTGGAGAACCACATCTAAATATATTCAGCGTAACTTTAATATTCATCTTATTAAGTTATGCAATCTTTAAATTTAAAACTAAATAAAAATGGCAAAAAAGAAAACAACAAAAAAGAAAAGCGAAGGTCTTGGTGACTCAATAGCAAAAGTAACTAAAGCAACGGGCATAGATAAGCTTGTTAAGTTTGTAGCTGGTGAAGACTGTGGCTGTGATGAAAGACGAAAGAAATTAAATAAACTATTTTCTTACAACCCAAACATCCAATGCCTACACGAAGACGAATACGAAACGTTAAAAGATTGGTTTAGCAAAGAACGTAATACGGTAGCACCAACCGAACAACAACACCTACGAGAAATATACAACCGTGTCTTTAATAAAAGAAGCACACCAAGTAGTTGTGCAAGTTGTGTTCGTGATATGGTAGACCGTTTAAGAAGTGTTTACAAGGAATACGAAAACGACAAAAAGTAGTTATATAGGTACACCGAAAAAATACCGAACAAATGGCAAATGAAGAAAACTTAAAACCAGCTTGGAAAAAAGGCGAAAGTGGAAACCCTAACGGAAGACCAAAAGGTTCAAAAAATAGAAGCACTATTGCAAAGCTTTGGTTAGAAACTAATCAAAAGTTTAAGAACCCAATAACGGGAGAAGATGAATTTTTAAGTCAAGAAGATGCAATTACTTTAGCACTAATTAAAAAAGCAAAGAAAGGTGACGTGAACGCATACAAAGCTTTAATGGATTCTGGATATGGTGCGCCGATACAACAAATTGACCAAACGATATTTGAACAACCAATATTTCCCGACATAGATGTTTCAAAGAACAACGGCAGTAAACAAGATAAGTAAGTTAGAAAAACGAATCAAAATTATTCAAGGTGGCACATCTGCTGGTAAGACTATTTCAATTCTTATACTACTTATTCATAAAGCAATATCAATACCAAACCTTGAAATAAGCGTAGTAAGTGAATCAATACCACACTTGCGTCGTGGTTGCATACGTGACTGCTTAAAGTTACTTAAAGGTTTAAACCGATACCGTGAACAACTTTTCAACAGAAGCTTGTTGAAATATCAATTTACTAATGGAAGTTTTATTGAGTTCTTTTCTGCTGACGATAGTTCCAGACTTCGTGGTGCAAGACGTGATATACTTTATATAAACGAATGTAATAACGTAACTTTTGAAATGTACAACGAACTTGCTATACGAACAAAAGACGAAGTATATTTAGACTTTAACCCATCTAATGAATTTTGGGCACACGAACTAAAACAAGATAGCAACGCACAATTTCTAAAGCTTAACTATTTAGACAACGAAGCACTTGATGAAAACATAATATTCGAAATAGAAAAGGCAAGGGAAAAAGCCAAGACATCTGCATACTGGAAAAACTGGTGGGCAGTTTATGGACTTGGTGAAATCGGTAACTTGCAAGGTGTAGTGTTTGACAATTGGAAGCAAATAGATGAAGTGCCAAGCGATGCTAAATTAATTGGTCACGGTTTAGACTTTGGTTATAGTAATGACCCTACGGCAATAGTAGAAGTGTACCTATGGAACGGCAAAAGAATAATAAACGAAATATGCTACCAAAATAAATTAGTAAATGCCGAGATAGCAAAGAAGCTACCAAAACACGAATTAGTTATAGCCGACTCCGCCGAGCCAAAAAGTATAGAAGAAATTAGAAGACTTGGTTATCAAATAAAAGGTTGTACAAAAGGCAAGGATAGTATTTTATTCGGAATACAACTTATGCAAAACCAAGATTATTTAGTTACTTCTTCAAGCTTAAATTTGATAAAAGAATTAAGGGGTTATTGTTGGGACACGGACAAGACTGGTAAACAATTAAACAAACCTAAAGGTGGGCAAGACCATTTAATAGATGCTTTACGTTATCACGAAATGGAAAATTTAAGCAATAAGAATTATGGCACTTACCACATTAGGTAATACAAAAACACAAAAAATAGTTATATAGATATGAAAGCGGAAATTTTACTGCCAACCGACATAAACGAAATACCATTAGGTAGCTATCAAAAGTTTATGGTAACCTACGAAAAGACGAACGACGAAGAATTTTTATGCCAAAAGATGGTTGAAATTTTCTGCGGTTTACGACTACGTGATGTTCTACAAGTAAAGTGGAAAGATGTTCAAGACATCACAATACACTTATCAAAAGTATTTAAAGAACAACCAAAGTTCGAAAGAACATTTACACTTAACGATTATGAGTTCGGCTTTATACCAAATTTAGAAGACATCACTTTCGGTGAATACATAGATTTAGAAACTAATTTAAAATCTATTGACACACTACACAAAGCAATGGCAGTTTTATATCGTCCAGTAATTGAAAAGAAGAAAGACAAATACTTAATAGAAGAATACGAAAGTTCTGCTAACTATGCCGAAGTAATGAAATTTGCACCACTTGGTGTAGCACTTGCTGCTAAAGTTTTTTTTTGCGTTTTAACAAGCGAATTGCTGAACAGTACAATTCAATATTTAGAAGTGCAGATGACGAGCAAGGAAATGATGACGACTTTTCAGCAAGAACTCAATTTGGTAAACAATGGGGATGGTATCAAAGCATATATGCAATCGCTGAAGGAAAACTTGAAAACTTTCGAAATGTCACCAAACTACCATTACACGACTGCTTTACCTGGCTTACTTTTGAAAAGCAAAAAAGAGATATTGAACATAGTGAAATGCAGCGACAACTAAATAAAATAAAATAAATGTATTACGAAATTCTAACCAAGCTACAAACCGAACTAAACAACGATGCGTTAGTAAACACCGTATCAAGTGGTGACATCTTCGACGTTGATTTATCAAAACAAACTATATTTCCACTATGCCACATAATAGTAAATAGTGCAACGTTTGTGGATAATGTGATACAATATAATATTAGCATTTTAAGTATGGATGTTGTAGACGTATCAAAAGACGAAACTACTGACAAATTTTTAGGAAATAACAACGAACAAGATGTACTAAACACACAACTAAATATTCTTAATAGACTTTACGAAAAGTTAAGAAGAGGTAATTTATACGATGACAATTACCAAGTAGACGGCACACCGAATTTAGAAATATTTGTAGATAGGTTTGAGAATAAACTTGCTGGTTGGACTATGACCGTAAATATAAACACACCTAACGTTATGACTGTTTGCGATGTCTGAAACTAACTTTTTATTGGAAGCATTGCAAGAGTTTGAACAACGAGTAGTTCAAGCAGCAAAAGATAATTTGCAAAAACAAAATAAAAACGCAAGTGGTAATTTAAGCGACAGTATAAAAGGCGAAGTAAAAGTTATGCCAAATTCTATTCGTGTATTTTTTCAATTAGATAATTACGGATGGTTTCAAGACCAAGGTGTAAGAGGTGTAAAAAGTGGTAAGTCACTTTCTAACTTTAGCTACAAAAGTAAGATGCCACCAAGCAAAGTATTTGACAAGTGGACAATAAGAAAAGGTTTAGCACCACGAGATAAAAAAGGTAGGTTATTAAAACGAAAGTCGTTAAACTTTTTAATTGCAAGAAGCGTTTTTCATCACGGAATAAAACCAAGTATGTTTTTTACTAAACCATTTGAATCTGCTTTTGAAAAACTACCAAACGAACTAATAGACAAGTACGGTTTAGATATGGAAAATTTACTTGTTTCAATAATAGAAGAAAACTTAAAAACTACATAATGAATAAAATATTTGCACGTTCACCATACATTATAGAAGTAGACGAATCTTCGGTTGTAGGTTCAAAGCTTGAACTGTTCTATTACTATTCGGGTACAAGTGTGCCAACAAATCCACAATACACTATTCAGAAGCTTATACCAGCATCTAACAATTTAAAGATGTATTACGATGTTTCACCTTACACAAGGGAATATTTAAAATTTACTACAAGACAAACGGCAATTGGTTCGGGTGTTTCTACTGGTGTTGCTGCTAACAATTATAACCAAATGGTTAAGCTTGATGTTAAGCGATATAAAGAAACAACTTCGGGTAACTATACTTTGTTAGATACTAATACATATTTTTGTATGGATGGGTACGGATATTATTCGGAAGGTGCTAACCCACAACTAACAAGTTTAGAATTTACTTCTGGGCAATTAGCTTCTTTGCCACAAGGTACATATTACTATCATTATCAAAGTACACATACACCAGCGACAACCGAATCGCAACGTGCTGGATTAATGGGTTTTTTAGGTGCTGGGGTTTTAGTAGATTTAAAATATACAAATTTAGTAAGTGGAGCAACGCAAGTTATAACTGACCCATTTGCATCTGCTGATTTATACGACGTGCCAACAGTATGGTACGATTATTATGCTGACGGTAACAAGTTGGAAGTATGGAATAATCTTGGTGGTGGTGGTTCTCCTACACTTTACGGCACTTGGATATTTAAACCAAAATGCGAACCAAAATATACACCAGTATTAGTAGACTTTGTAAATCAAATGGGTTTTTGGCAACGTGAATGGTTTTTTAAAGCATCTAAAAATAACATAAACACGAAAGAAAGCGTTTACAATTTAATGCAAAGTAATTCATTAAGCTATTCTACACTTGAAGGGCAAAGACAAGCATTTAACCACAACGGTCAAGAAACAATTACTTGCAATACTGGAATCGTTGCACCAGGTTATTCCGAAACAATACAACAAATAATGTTAAGTGAAAAAGTTCTTGTGGATAGTTTACCAGTAACCGTAGACACTAAAAGCATAGAAAAGCTAAAAGGTGTAAATGCACAAGGCAACATAAATTACAACATCACATTTAAGTATGGTTTTGATATGATTAATAGCGTAATATAAATGAAAAGAAGCGTACAAATATATGTTGAAGGGGTAAAGCTTGACTTGTTTGATGACGAACAAATACAAGTAAATTCAAGTGTGCAAAATATCCAAGATATTAGCAAGGTTTATAGTGACTTCAGTCAATCGTTTACCGTACCAGCAACCAAAACAAACAATAAAGTATTTCAACACTTTTACAATAGTGATGTTTATTTATATAATGGTTCACAGTTTGATGTTAACACAAGAAAAAACGCACAACTTGACATAAACCTAACACCATTTAGAACTGGTAAAATACAACTTGAAAAAGCAAACTTAAAAGATGGTAAACCCGAAAGCTATACGCTAACTTTTTATGGTGACATCACAAGTTTAAAAGATAAGTTTGGTGAAGATATGTTAAGCGATGTTGATTTAAGTTCTTTAGACCACACTTATACGGGTGCAGAAGTTTTTAATAGAATAACGGACGACACAACCGACTACGATGTAAGATACCCATTAATAAGTTCGGATAGGAATTGGCAAGTTACTGGTGGTGGTTCTAACGATATAACAACGGGTGCTGGTCGAATATTATTCAACGAACTTTTTCCAGCAGTAAAAATTAAAAAACTATTTGAAGTAATTGCTACGCATTATGGCATAACTTTTACTGGTACTTTTTTAGACGATGAAAGGTTTAAAAAATGTTTTCTTTGGGCGAAAAACACGAAGTCTAATACATTTATAACGGGTGCTAAAGAAGTAGACTTTACAAGTGTAGTGTATGCTGCTGGAACTGCACCAGTTAATAGTGGTGTTGACTTAACAACAAACACAATAACATACAACTACTCCAACGTAGTAGGTGGTCAACATTATAGGTTTGTAATAAACACGACAGTAATACCAAGTGATGCTGCAACTGACTACTATATTGACGTACATAGAAACGGTGTATTTTCGCATACTATTCAAGGACAAGGAACGGCAACGCATCAAATAGTATATGACCAAAACGCACCGGGTTTAGACGAAAGCATAGTTCTTGAAATGAGGGCAGCAAACCAAATTAACATAGATACAACAACAAATTGTTTTTGGGAAGCAACGGTAGGAACTACTATTGTACCAGTAGACGAATTTACTATAACTGGTGCAACACAAACCTTAACTGGAAATTCAAGTCTTGGTTCATTAGTACCCGAAATAAAAGTAGCTGACTTTTTTAGTGGTGTTTTAAAAATGTTTAACCTAACTTGTTTTGGTACGGTTGCAGACACTTACGAAATAGAAACTTTAGAAACGTGGTACACACTTGGCGATTTATACGACATAACAAAATACACCGACGTTAAAACGATTGATGTTGACCGTGTGCCATTGTATAAAAGAATATCTTTTAAATATCAAGAAAGCAAAAGCGTATTAAACCAACAATTCAAAGCTTTGTTTTATCGTGAATACGGAAACACGGAACAATCATTTACATACGATGGTGGTGAATTTACCGTTCAACTACCATTTGAAAACTTAATGGGACAAAAGTTTACTGGAACAACCACACAAGTAGCGTATGCTTTAGATGACAATTTAGCTTCTTATGTTCCTAAACCTTGTTTAATGTATATGTACGACAAGCAAAGCACGGATTTTAAATTTTACAACGGAACGGCACAAGTTACGGTTAGCGATTATATGCCATTTGGTCAAGACTTACAAGTAAACGGAATTACAAACTACACATTAAACTTTAATGCTGACCGTAGTACGTTTTTATTAACACCAGTAACCGACACTTTATACGCAACATATTATTTTAATTATTTACAAAATTTATATGACTTGCAAAATAGATTGATAAAGGTAAAAACACAATTACCTATTTCAATGTTGACCAATTTAAAGCTAAATGACCGTGTAATAATTCGTGATAAAAGATATATCATTAACGAAATGAAGTCAAATATCACAAGTGGCGATGTTGATATGACTTTACTTTTAGACTTTAGACCACTTTCACCGTTAACAATAATTCATAGTAAGCCAACATCTAATTGTGTAGACGTACCTGTTAATTTGTTAAACGGTGTTTGTTCTGCTACAATAAGCACAACAACTGGTGGTGTAACAATTACACCAAGCACAATAACAAGTAGTCAAATAGTAGAAGTTTGTGTTCCAGCAAATAGTAACACGCAAGATTTAATAGTTACCGAAGATGCTGCAAACTTTGTAAACACGGAAAACTTTTTTAGAATAGAAACCGAAGAATCTGCACCACAAAGTATAACACTAAATGTAACACACACTTATTGCAACGGTGCAACAAATGACACTTCGATAATAATACAACAACCGTAATGATAAAGAACATAGTAGATATGCTAAAATTAGATGACCACTTTGGAATAAGTGAGAATGTAGAAATAGCAAAAGGAAAGTACAAGTTAGAAAGTAATGTAAAGAAAATATACAAACAAGAAAAAAGAAAATTGTACTTTAAAAAGAAATAATGGCAACTAAAAAAACGATAGAACTTGAAGTAAACACGAATGCCGAACAAGCTAAAAAAGGCATAGACGATTTAGGGCAAAGTGTTGACAATTTAAACCAAGCCGAGAAAAAGGTTCAAAAGACGAACAAAGATTTACACGCTTCATTTGAAGAAGTTTATGGTGAAGTAAAACCATTAACGGCACAAATGGGTGAGATGGAAGACCGTCTTTACGAAATGGCAAAAGCTGGTGATACTACAAGTAAAGAATTTAATGATTTAGTAACTGAAGTTGGTAGGTATCGTAAAATACAAATAGATACCGATATGGTTGTAGATGCTGCTGCTACTACTATGGCACAAAAGCTTGGTGGTGCTATTCAAGGCGCTGCAAGTGGCTTTGCATTGGTTCAAGGTTCTATGGCTTTATTTGGTACTGAATCTGAAGCATTAGAAGAAACGCTTTTAAAAGTTCAAAGTGCTATGGCAATTACGCAAGGTATTGAAGGTTTGCGTGAAGGTGCTAAAAGTTTCAAAGCTATGGGAATGGCAGCAAAAGCTGCATTAGGTGGTATTAGAAAAGGATTAATTGCTACTGGTATTGGTGCAGCCGTAGTTGCTCTTGGTTTAATGGTTGCTTATTGGGATGATATAGTAAAAGCTACAAAAAAATTGTTAGGAGAAACTGACAGTTTAAACGATAAATATGAACAAGGCGAAATAATACTTGAAGCGCAAAAGAAAACAACTGAAAGGAAAATACGTTTAATGGAAGCAGAAGGTGCAACTGCTGAAGAAATTCATAAAGTCAAACTTTCAATGATTGACGCAGAAATTAACCAAAGTAAAATAGCAATCCAAAGAGCAGAAGCTCAAAAGAAAACAGATATAGAAGCAGCTAAGAGAAATCAATTAATATTAGAAACAATATTAGCTTGGATGTTTGGCCCTCTTGATATGTTACTAAAAGCTTACAATAAAATTGCTTCTATGTTTAAACTTTCTCAAGTTCCTACTTTATCAGAAACAGTTGCTAAAGAGGTTTTTAATATAGAAAAGACAGCAGGTAAAGCAGACGAAGCTATCAAGGAGGCTAACGATAACTTAAAGGCTTTACAAGATGAAAGAAAGATTTTAACTGCTACATTTAACAAGCAACAAGTTGCAGACGCAAAGTCTTCAAGAGATAGAGCAAAAGCAAGAAAAGAGGCATTAATAGCTATTGAACGAGAATTATTTGATAAGCGTATTGCATTAAGAGAGGAGACAGAACAAAAGGAGATAGATTTAGCAAAAGAAACAAATAGAAGGGAACTACAAGATTTAAAAAAACGAAGAAAAAACGGAGAGTTAAGTTTCTTGCAATTTCAACAATTTAGAATTGTAGCACAAAATAAATTAAATAAAGATTTAAAAGATATCAATGACAAATATAGAGCAGAAGAACTTGAAGCAGAAAAAGCACACCAGGATAATCTTAAAAACCTTAAAAACGAATTTCTAAATGAATTAGAAGCCGAAACTGAAATAGCTAATAAAAGGCTAATGAGTGAACAAGAGTTTGAAATTCAAATAGTAGAAGATAAATATTTTAGACTTATAGAATTAGCAAAACAATATGGTGAAGACACATCTACATTAGAAGCAAATAGAACTGCTGCTATAAAAGATATAAACGACAAATTTAGAAAAGAAGAAGAAGAAGCTAATAAAACTTCTAACGACAAGAAAAAAGAAAACGATTTAGCTTTACAAAATGCAAAGTTTGAAATGGCAAACAATACTTTAAATCTTATTGGTAGTATTAATGAACTATTTAATGCAGAAAACGAAGAACAATCAAAACGTAATTTCCAAATTGATAAAGCCGTTAAAATAGCACAAGCAACTTCAAGTGGAATACAAGCAACAATAAACGCTTTTGCTACGGCTTCAAAGTCACCTATTACTATTGGTTTTCCAGCTTACCCATTTATACAAGCTGGTCTTGCTGGTTCATTTGCAGCAGTTAATGTTGCTAAAATAGCAAAAACAAAATTTGGTGGTGGTGGTGCTTCTGAAGTAGATACTGGTGGTGGTGGTGCTGGTGGTGGTGGTGGTGGTTCTATGCCACAACCAAGTTTTAACGTTGTAGGCGATAGTGGAATAAACCAACTTGCCGAATTACAAATGCAACCAACACAAGCTTTTGTGGTTAGTGGTGACATTACAACGGCACAAAGTTTAGACCGTAATAAAATACAAAACGCAACAATATAAATTTTTTTAGTTATATAGATATGAAAATTATCGAACTTGTTTTAAACGAAGATGACATTAATAGTGGTGTTGATGCAGTAAGTGTAGTAGAAAATCCAGCAATAGAAGAAAACTGGATAGCACTAAAAAAACACGAAATACAATTAAAAACGATAAACGAAGAAAAGCGTATTTTAATGGGTGCTGCATTAGTACCTAAAAAACAAATATACCGACGCAACGAAAAGACGAATGAAGAATACTATATTTACTTTTCTAAAGAAACAATAAGAAAAGCAAGTCAACTATTTTTAAAGAAGTCAAACCAAAGCAACGCAACAATAGAACACGCAAAAAAAATTGATGGTATGACTGTCGTCGAAAGTTGGATTGTAGAAGACACTAAAAAAGATAAAAGTGCTTTATACGAATTTAATGTTCCAGAAGGTACTTGGATGATAGCAATGAAAGTTGACAACGATGAGGTATGGAAAAAAGTAAAAGACGGTGAAATAAAAGGTTTTTCAATAGAAGGTTATTTTGCAGAAAAAGTAGAAGCAAGTAAGCAAGAATTTAAATCCGTTGTAATAGATGACGAACTTGCAATAATAGATGACCGAACTGCATATAGTACAAAAGAAAAAGCATTACAAGTTGCAAAAGAAGTAGGTTGCAAAGGTTTCCACGAACACGAATTTGAAGGTAAAACTTGGTTTATGCCTTGCGAACAACACACTAACAAAGAAGAATTAGAAAGTTATAGCGACTATCCACAAGCAGTAAGCAACAATGCAAAACGTGGTATAGAACTAAACGAAAAAAACAACAATAAGTGTGCAACGCAAACTGGAAAAGTTAGGGCGCAACAATTAGCAAAAGGCGAACCAATAAGTGAAGAAACAATAAAACGTATGTATTCTTATTTAAGTCGTGCTAAAACTTACTACGATGACGCTGACACAAACGACTGTGGTAATATATCATATTTACTATGGGGTGGTTTAGCTGCATTGAGATGGTCAGAAAGCAAACTTAAACAACTTGGTAAGTTAGAAGCTACAAAGCAAGAACGTGACAAGCAAATAGTTGAAGAACTTAAAAAAATGATAGAAGACTATGAAAAAAAGTACAAGAAAAAACGTAAAAAAAAGAAAAAACGCAACACCAAGTAAGACTTCACCAAAAGGAAGTAAAAGAGGTTGTTTATGCGATGACAATACTTACCACGTAGACTGCTGCGATGGTACTTTACACGCACAAGGAATAGGTAAAGGTTAACCTTAAACGCAACAAATTAAATTTAAATAGTTATATAGTTATGAACACACAAAAAGCAGTTTACAATCGTTTATTTTCTGAACCAAAGAAAACCGAACTTGAAACACATAAAGTTGAGTTAAACGCAATTAAAGATTTACAAAACGCAATTAAAGAAGGTGAAAGAATTATTGGTTTACAAGATGACGGTTTTAAATGGTATGATAAAGCAGAAAAAGAATTTAAAGAATATTTAAAACTACATACTGACGCAATTGGTATTATTAATTCATCAAAAAAACAATTAAAAAAAACACTTGATTTAATAAATGAATCAACTGCTAAAATTGGAAATACTGCAAGTGAACTTGGTATAAATCCTTCAAGTATTAAAGAATATGTTTCTGGTCTTAAAATGCTTGGAGAATTAAGAGATAATAACGGAGCATTAATAGACCTTGAAAAAAAATTAAATAATTTTAAACCATAAAAATGAATACAACTGAAATTTTAACAAAGATAAAAACACTTTTAGGTGTTGAAAGCGAAGTAGTAAGACTTGCACAAATGAAACTTGAAGACGGTTTAACAATCGTAGAAAGTGACTTTGAAGCTGGTGCTGAAATAATGATAGTAACCGAAGACGGAAAAGTAGCAATGCCCATCGGATCTTATACACTTGAAGATGGAAGAATGGTAGTTGTTAAAGAGGAAGGTCTTATCGAAGAAATCAAAGAAGCTAAAGAAGAAGAAGTAACGGAAGAAGTAGTTGAAGAAGAAGCGAGAAGTGAGGAGGAAGAAAAAGAAATGTATAAAGAAGAAACGAAAACACCTAAAAAGGTTATTGAATCAATTACAAAGGAATCGTTCTTTAGTGAAATCGAAAAGCTTAAAGAAGAAAACGAAACTTTGAAAAAAGAACTTGAAGGTTTAAAATTAAGTTCTGAAGAAACTTCAGTTGAAAACACGAAAGAAGAAGTAAAAGAAACTACTGAAGTAGAATTATCTACTGAAGAAGAACCAAGTCCAATAGTGTTTAACCCCGAAAACGAAAAAGAAATAGAAGGGTTTAATTATTCTAAAAATAGAATGCCAACAACACTTGATAGGATAATGGAAAAATTAAGTAAATAAAAAATAAATTATAAATTAAAACTTTTAAACTATGAGTTTAGATATCACTTCAAATTATGCCGGAGAAGCAGCGGGAAAATATATTTCTGCGGCTTTACTTTCAGCACAAACTTTAGACAAAGGTCTAATTACTGTAATGCCAAACGTAAAGTACAAGTCAAACTTGCAAGTTGCATCTTATGATGACATCGTAAGAGATAGCACTTGTGACTATACTAACTATGGCACATTAACTTTAACCGAGAAGGTTATCGAACCCCTTGAGTATCAAGTAAATACAACTTTGTGCAAGAAAGAGTTGGTGGACAGCTGGGAGGCTCAGCAAATGGGTTTTAGTGCATTTAAAGAAGCACCATCATCTTTTTCTGACTTTGTAATTGCACATACTGCTGCAAAAGTTGCTTCAAAAGTAGAAAGCAATATATGGAGTGGACAAGTTGCAAACAACGGAGAATTTCAAGGTTTCTATTATTTAGCTACTGCTGGTGGTTCTGGATGTGTTGCCGTAACTGGTACTGGTGTAACTGCAGGGAACGTAATAACTGAAATGGGGAAAGTAGTAGATGCTATTCCACAAGCAGTTTACGGTCAAGAAGACGTATTTATTTATGTTGCTCCTAACGTAGCAAGAGCATATATCCGTGCTTTAGGTGGATTTGGAACATCAGGTTTAGGTGCTAACGGTGTAAATTCTGCTGGAACTACTTGGTTCAATAACGGTGGTCTTTCTTTCGATGGTATTCCAGTTGTTGTTGCTCAAGGTTTACCAGCATCTTCAATGATGGCTGCACAAAAATCTAATATGTTCTTTGGAACTGGACTGCTTTCGGATTTAAATACTTGCCAAATCGTAGATACTTCTGCAACTTTGGGAGATAGAAACTTGAGAGTTATTATGAGATTTACTGCTGCTGTTGCAATGGGAATCAATTCTGACGTAGTTATCTACGCATAAGACTAATTAACGGTGGGGTGTAAAAACCCCACTTATTTATAAACTTTAAAAAACTAAAAATATGTCGTGTGATATAATAGGTGGAAGAACGGAACAATGTAAAGATGCAGTTAGTGGTCTTCACGCAATTTATTTGGTGAACTATGCAGATGTAGACTTTCCAAGTTTAAACCAATACGGAA